TCATCAGCCTTTTCAGTTTCTTCCGCTTTAACACCTTTCAAGTGAGTTGGCTCAGCAGCTACTTGACTTGATTGTGAAACTTTGTCAGAAACTTGTTTTACTTTTTTTGAAGCGTCAGGATTGCTGTCAGTTGGTTTTACAACCGCTGGACCTAGGTCCTCAGCTTCACCTACTTTTTTCATAGGTTCAGCCGCTACAGCATTCTTTTTAGGAGCGTCAGCTTGTGGATTAGCAGCGTTTGCTTCTGCCACAGCTTCTTGTTCCATCGCCTCAAGTTTCTTTTCTGTTTCGGCCATTTGAAAGTCTCCTCTTTAAAAAATAAACGTTTATTTTTGTTTTATTAATAGATATTTATAAGATTATAGCTTTTTAAGAAATGATTCAAAGACTTTTAGTTTCTTTTCATCTAACTCAATTTTTTTCGCTTTATAAATTTCCATTCTCCAGGCTTCAATATCTTTCTCTATTAAAGCACCGTTTTCCCAAACCCACTCTTTTCCTTCCATAATTCCTTCTACGAAAGCGTCTGGAGCGCTAGGGTCTGCTACAATATCAGCGGCCGTAGCTAAATAAAAGTCATCTTTTACATAGTTTTTGCCGTCTCTATTGACTAATGAACCCATACCACGACTTGAAACTCCTAATTGAGCGCCTTCGTCAATAAGACCTTTTACGATCTTACCGTATGGTGTATTCATTATTTTTGCTTCACCAATAAAATTATCTCCGTCTGGATATAGTTTAGTAATCATATGTGATACTCTTTCCAGATTTACAGTCGGTCCGTCAGGATGTCCTAACTCACCAAAAGCTCTTTTTTTATTGATAAATTCTTTATTATATCTGTTCACTTCCTTTACCAAAATTTCTTTTGGATAAATTCTTCCATTTCTATTTTTGATGTTAGATTGTAAAAAGACACCTTTAATTTTGTAGTCTTTTTTTCCGTTGGTTTCTTCAACCAACATCTCTGCTGATGTAATTTCTTCCGATATTAATTTCATCTTTGTTCTCTCTCTTTATATTTATACAACTTTTTATCTAAACTCGATAACTATTGTATAATTATCACCATCAGCAAAATTCTTTGTTGACAATAATACATCACCTGTTGGTGTCGTAGCATTGTTAGGAATTTCATCTCCTGATGGTCTAAAATCAAAATGACTTTGACCACTTAAAAACATTGCCGTAGCGTTTGTAGCACCATCCCAAATTAACTCAACGGCCGATTTTGGATTAGCAGTATTGATAGAATACCATATTTTACTAATCTTTCTATTACCATCTTCCGTCATAAAGGTTAATTCAGAGGCGTCAACTTTTTTGACTAAAGTTTCACCAGTACCATCTGATAAGTTAGTAAGTTTTGTTACAAATTTGACACCTGAAGTATCTGCTATAGTTTGTGTTGTTACTGTATCAGCCATTAGCTTGTATATCCTGATTCTTTATGTGTCTCTAACACTATGTTATACTTTGTAACGTTAGAGTCACTTGTTAATGATACATTACCTATTGTATCTGTTATTTTAACCTCATCTGGTTTTAGTCCGTAATTACCTCTGCCAGATATTATTAATTGTTTTGTTGTATCTATACTTGATCTTTTTTCAAAGAACAAAGTAACATTTCCTGTTCCAATTACCTCATAAACTAAATTAGCAATTGAAACTTTTGGTTCACTTGAAGCGTTATTAGACGCCTCTACATCTACAATCTTTTGATCTTCTTCATTGCCCACGCCATTAGCGTTTACAATAATTTTAAAGTTATCATCAACTAATTTTGTAGATGTTATTGTCATTATCTTGGTGAAGATACAGCCGAACCTACAGCGTTACCTGTTGTTTCGATTGTATGAGATTCTTCTTTTTCAATAATTATACTATCGCCAGCAGTTATTAAAATTACTGTACCAACTGTATCAGAACCTTCTTTAACTGTAATTGTGTTAGAAGCTGCCTGTGTTTGTACTCTTACAAAGTGAGCTCTGCCAAAATTACTAGCTGAGATAGTAGCGCCAGCAGCTGTAGAGCTGCCTTTAACTTTTATCGAGCCTTGGTATGCCATTTTTACTTTTCTCCTAATTGTTCAATTACTTCTTTATCAAAGTAATCGTTTAACTCTATTACATTAATATTATAATGTTCAGCAACTTTATCACAAGCGCCTTCAAATCTTTTTATAATATCGCCAGTAGATTTTTCTACTAATCTAAAAACATCACTTACAGCGTCTTTCATCTTCGGGCTTAAATCACTATAAGCCTTTGAATCAATTTGTAAATTTTCTTTAACTATTCTGCTCACCAGCATTTTCAGCCTCAGGTGTTAAATCTAATTCAGCTTTGCCATCTTTAGATTGAGCTGCTGTTTCAGTAGGTGATACTGAACCATCTTGGTTAAATGTTCCAGGATCAGCAATTTCTGGTTTAGGGTCGCTAAACGTTTCAGCTTCAGTTGGTACTTTAAACATATTACCAGCTAATTCTTTTCTAGCGTTTGCTAAACTATCAGCAACCTTATCTCTTAAAGCGGATTTAAACGCTTCGCCAGCCTCATCATTGTTACCTTGTGATAACTGGTCTATAAAGTTTTTTGTGTTGTCATTTATATCTGCCATTATTTACTCCTATTCCATATCGGAAGTTTGTGAGGTAGGACTGTCAATTAATCCATCTTTGATTTCTTGTTTTATTTGGTTATCCATTTCCTCTATTTCTTTTTCGTTTTGTTTTAATACACTTTTTCTAACGTATTTTAATGAGTAGAATTTACCAATGTAATCTCTCATCTCATTTGCTAATTGTAGTCTTTCTCTAGCCATCTCTGTGTTTTTTAATTCAGCAAAATGGCCGTCTTGTAAGAAGTCGTACATAATACTATCTCTTACACCAGACCAATCGTCTTCATTTATAATACCTTTTAAAATTAGTTGTGTTCTTAAAAGGTCATTAAATAATTCAGTAAATTTCTTTCTTAACCTTTGAACAAATTTAGTAAATTTTAATTCGTCTCTAGTTATCTCTGAAGCTCTACCTAAATTAAATCCTGTTGTGCTTTCTAATCTACTTGCTGGCACGTTTAGTGATCTGTATAGTTTACTTCTAAAGTATTCTATATCAGCAATCTCGCCTAAATTTTGGCCACCTGGTAAAGTAGAAATATCTGTACCTCTACCACCCTCTCTACTTGGTAACCAGAAATCTTCCAACATAGACATATAGTTTCTGTCGTCTCTAATTTCACCAGTTGAAGCGTCATAGACAAGTTTGTTTCTATATCTTGCCATAACGTCTCGTAGATATTGTTCAGCTTTTTGTTTTGGTAAATTACCTACATCAATCTTAAATATTCTTCTTTCAGGGGCTCTAGCAATTCTGTAAATTACTGTAGCGTCTTCAATCATTCTTAACTGATTAACAGGTTTAATTGCTTTATGTAAATAAGATAAAACTATATTTTTGTTTTGATCTATTAAACCTGACGGACAAAATGCTATTGTGTCAGGTGCTATTTTAATACCTGTACCAGTTGTTGTGCCTGATACTCCTTTTTCGTTGTAAAGATAATATTCAACATATTCATCTACAACAGCAAGACCGTGTGGTGTAGGACCATCTGGTCTTTTTTTTCTGATCTCTCTTATCTTTTTAACTTTACGAGGATCAATATACTTTAATTCTGTGATACCTTTTACAGGTGAGTTTCTATCAATAATTTTGTGATAGTAAATACGGCCATCTACGTACCATCTTCTAAAAATGTCGTGGCCTTTTGTATTAAAATTTAATAACCTTAATACGTTTTGAAATTCGTCTTCTATTTTTCTTCTTACTTCTTTACCATAAGGTAAATTATCTACGTTTACTCTTACAGCGTCTTTTAATTCGTTAGCAACAACAGCTTCATTGACAATATCCTCTACTGCCATATCACACTCGGGGTGTAAAGCTATTTCTCTATATCTTCGTATTAAATCCGCCTCACTCTTTGCCGTACCTTCCATATCAAGGTACTGACCAAAGTAACCACCAGCAGCTATAGTTTGTGTACCATCATCTGCTTGAGTGGTAGTAAAGCTTTGTTTAGGATCGGCTTGTTTCTTTGCCCTTGTAATACTAAATCCAAATAATTCAGCCATTTTATATTTCCTTTTTTTTCTTACTACTACTTATAATAGTTTTAGGAAGATGGCCTGGAAACCAGGCCACCCTCATTAAAATTAAGTAGTTGTATTACTTTCAAAGTATTGGTAGTTGAACGTAACGTCAAATTGTTCTATTGCCGTTTGTTCATCATACGTCAATTCAATTGGTGCTACCACCGTTGGGAAAACTCCTCTCAACGTATATGATTTCACCGTATTACCATTTCTGTCTAAATGATCTACAAACGCATCCACTTGATAATCAACTGGATTAGTTAAGCCTTCGTTATCAGACATATTGTTGATACCGTTTTGCCATCTTTCAAAAGCATTTCTTAACTTAAAGTTTGTGTCATTATAACAAGTAATTGGCCACTCGCCGATTGTTCTATCACCAGCAATCTTTATGTTTCGACCTCTAAAAGGCACATTCACAACACCGATAGTCATATCAGGTAATTGTGTTGATCTACATAAAAACGCTAGGTCTTCTATTTCGCCACCAACTTGTGCGTAACCAGGAAAAGGCATTGTAACCTTAAACTGATTGGCTCTTGCGCCGCCGCCAGCAAGTTTAGCTTTGAAGTCATTAATATTTGGCATATTTTATTCTCCTCTACTATTAGCCAGCGACCTCTTCAAAGGCCACTCCTGTTCTGGTTGCTACAAATGATAATGTGATAAAGTTGATACTTCTAGCAGGTTTCACAAAGATTTCTGCTACAAATTCATTTCTATCAATTACATCACCTGTATTGTTAGTTTCATCACAAACGACCAAGAAGTCAGTAAGACCACGTCTGCCTTGTATTTCTCTTAAAAATGGCTCAATGATGTTTCTAAAGTTTGCTCTAGTAAACTCATCATTAAACTCAAACAATTGAAATTTAGCAGCTGTAGATATTGCCTTCTCTAATATAATAAACAATCTTCTTACATTGATTCTATCAA